GTCCTTAAACAAGCCAAGGTTCGGCACGAAGAGCCTACGTCCTTGTTTCCATTCAATCCAAAAGAGCAGCTTTAGGCTGAAGTGTGGGATAGCTCCCCGGGCCCTTTCGAACCCGGTTCTACCCAACTTCACGAAGAAACTGTTTTCCGGTTAGTTTGGGATCACCACTTTCCTTAGCTGTCAGAGGCGCGCACGCATGACACTTTCCCGGACACAGAGCCTGAGCTCTGGGAAGACGCCCAATTAAACCCCTAACCATAGTTGGGGTGCCGCAAGCGGCTGGTGTTTTGTGAAGCACCAAGTCTTCCTCAGTTCTGAGCCTGTCCAACTAAGTAGGCAGATGTACCCTCCCCCCCGGTCGCCAACCACTACAACCATGGCTACTCTTTCTTTTCTCCTTTCACTTGTCTAACCTCCAAGAGGCACGACCCCAAACCGGGCTCCGTTGGGTACGGAGGTGGTGGGCCATGATCCCTCGCTACTAAAAGCGAGTCAAAAATCAGGCGCACCTTCACGGTTTCTTCTCTAGGTTGAAGGAACGCCCGAAGCACCGAACCCCAGCTAGGCCTCGAAGGACCAAACTGGAACGTGGTGTCACGAGGACGCTCAACCAACGAGAAGACGGGTTGTGGCTCAGCCCTAATCGAGGACAAACGAAGCAAGTCAAGCACGGTCGCTCTCCGCCGCCACTGAACGTAGCGAAAAGAGAACTTCCAAGCAGCGACTTCACGATCGTTCGCCTCGATTACCTCACTCGAGATCTCGTCCTCAGGACAGGGGGTACACAACTCGGTCGGAACCGCGTTGTGCCCCACTGTAAGACCCGGGACGGGAATCTCACACACCCCCGACGCCATCTTAAACATCCTAGCTAAACGATACGCCAACTTCCCCCGAAAGCCGAGCTCCAAAAGGGTCAAACGAGACGACCTAAGGAGCGAAGCATAACGACGGAAGAAGACGACACCCGCTCTAAAGCGCGTGGGCCCATGAAGGCCATCAAGCCAGGAAGAAAAGTTGGCCGCCAACGAATGAGGCGTCTCCTGAACTTTGAGTCTCCCCCAGCGAAAGGTTGGGATCACCCGAAGGTGAACCCCAACCCAACGCAGAAGAGTCGAATTCAAAGTCCCGAACGCCTCATCGACGGATGTCTTTGTCCGCTCTACCTCCAAGCCAAGATCACCGGAAACAACATCCATCCAAGCAGCCGAGGCACGGGGCCCGGACTGAAAGAGGATGTCATCGCCGTTGATCAAGCAAGGCACGCTCCGACCCCTGTCAGGCAGCCACCGAAAAGCCCAAAGAAAAGCTAACCGGTTCTGAAGACACAAAAGGGGGAACGAAAGGTAAGAGCCCATCATCTGTCCTCGCTGAGGGCGTACACCGTCAACACCTGGGCCGTAAAGCAACGGGCGCAGAGCGCCAAGTGCAAACGACCCCAGGTGGGCAGGTACGTCAGAAGCAGCGAGAATTTCCGACAAGATCACTTCAGCAACCTCGATGGAAAGACCATCGGTAGCTGACTTATAGTCACCAGAAGTGAGGACATCGCCGTCCGCCCGACGAAAACCCGCGCGATCCAGAGACGAAGCGCAGACGTCACCAACACTAAGCCACCTAAACGACCGTAAGCGGTCGTAGATGGAATCGTGAAGGGGCTTCAGCAGCAACGACTCACCGGTAAACTTGGTCAGAGGCCTGGGCTTGCCAGCCGACTGAACAACCAAAAGTTCACCAGCGAGATCCGAATCCAAAGGCTCATAAGGAGGCTGAGACTCAAGCAGAGTCGACAGGAAGCGATCGTGAGAAAGCTTCCAATCGTTCTGGAGTCCGCCGTGAGCACGCGGGGAATCAACAGTCGCAGACAAACCGGGGGCGCAAGTAAGGACGTTCTTCTCCCAAAACTTTTTTGACCAACCTCTAGGAAAGAGGCGTCGAACTTCCTGCCGAACGAAACGCAGGTAGCCAGATGGGAGCCGAACGGGACCAGACCTAAACCCGGAGACAACTTTTTCGAGAAGAGGAGATTCCATGCACTTGCAAGAAGGCGGTAAAGCCTTCTTAATTGATTGCCATGCAAGAACCTCTTCCTCGCCCTGCGACGGGCACTCGGACAAAAGCCGCTTGACGGACCCGGCATAGGCCAGGCAATCAGAGCCGTCAAGCTCAACCGTGGGCGTCGGACGTCCGAAGACGTACGCCCATTCACAAGTGGCTGTCCGCACGTAGTCCAACGTGCGAGCCCGGAAAGCGCGACAGGGTCGCGGGGTTCCGTCGCACAAGCGAACGTCTCTCATAAGGCCAGTGGTCAGAGAGGGGGAAGCGTGCACGGAAT